TGAACTACTATTAGTCCTTCCATATACATCTGCACCAAGAACAGGCTCATTTACATCTATGATGGCAGGAAAAGTGTCACTTAGGTCTGCTGATTGAAGGACTTCTTTGATTGAGACATTAGAGATTGTAGCTGATGAGCCATTTTTTGAGCGTATAAAAAAGCTACTTGCACCACTACCCGAAATTTTAACATATAATATTTGTTCTCCATTAGTAGTTATTGTTTTATCTAACCCACCTGTGCCATCCATACTATAATGAAAATTTCCACTAATATTTGAAAATGTAGCAGTTATTTTATAAAGAGTTGATGCAGTAAATGAGTAGCTTATTGTTAAATCTTGATTTCCACCACTTGAGTTATTTGCTGATGCAGTATTATCTCCATTATCAGTCCAACCATTTAATGTCCATCCACCAAAATTATTAGACGCAATTTCTCCACCCAACTCTTCTCCTGTACTCTCAAATGCCCCCATGTCATAACCTGCAACCATTTGCTGTACTATGTCATCTGATGCACCATTTGTGATTGTACCATCGTTTGAGTTAGAACTTGAATCTGCTATGGTAGGATATGCCTTACTTGTGTCTGAACCCATTCTCCATAGTCCTACTAACCCTAACTCAGAACTCTCGTTGTATGTAATGCCCTTGCTATACAGAGCGTAAACTTCTTCTGCTGATTTGGCTGTATTGTAAAATCCTGTACTTGCAATTTGTGCAGTAACATAACCTGTAGTGTAATTTCCAATTCTAATACCATCATCTCCTGCTAAAATATCTTCTGCATAAGCATCAACAGCACTTTGCTCCACTCCATCTATATACATTTTTAATCTATTTGAAGAAAGAGCTTTATCAAAAGTACAAGTTATATAAGTCCAACCTCTTCCATTAAAAGTATCAGTTACTGACACATTTGAAGTACCTGATGCCGTAACAATATACAAATTTAATCTACCACTACTAATTTCAATTTGTAGAAGAATTTTAAATGAACTATGGTCAAAAGAAAATAAAGTTTTATTACTTTGAGAAGTTTCTGTTTTAAACCACATTGTTAATGTTAATGCACCTCCAACATCAAAAACATCGCTATCGGGTATTTGTATAAAATCATTACTACCATCAAAATCCACTACAGAAAAGCGATTGTCTCTCATGGGGGTGAATCTGCTCTTTGCAAACTGTGAAATGGTTTGAGCATCGAGTGCTGTTTGGTAAACAGATGCAGAACTCATTTGACCTTTAAAATATTGATCTCCATTAGTTGAATTTCTCCCAATTAATAAAGGTGCAGTATTTGCAACAGACGCATTTGCAGATGATAAATCAGATGATGTTTCTACTAATTTACCATCTAAATAAACTTTAAGATAACTTCCATCCCAAGTGCCAACTCCATGATACCATCTTCCAACTGTTAAATCTGTTGCGTGATATAAATCATCAAAACCACTTCCATCATTAATAAAAACTCCAAAATCAGTACCATTTTTAAGACCAATTCCATAATTACATTGCCCCCCTGTAGTTTGTTTTCCAATAACTCTATCAAATCCACTTGTTCCAGAACCAATGTTTATCCAAGCAGATAATGACCAACTTCCTGTAATATCTAAACTATCATCATCCTCTGCTTGTATATAATCATCCGTACCATCAAAGTCTGTATAGAAGTCCTGTCTTGCGATTGCAGTATTAGATTCTGGTTCTGCTTTGTCTCCACAGCGTAACCAGAGTTTAAGGTTGGCAGTTCTATCTGTAGCGTAAGTTGATGCTTTGGAGAAGTCTACAGGTTTAGAGGCAATCTTTGCAATATCTGAGGCACTTAAAGCAGTATCCCAAAATGCAACCTCATCTACTTGAACCTCTCCATATAACGCACTTCCAACTCTTCCAATCTGGTCTATATCAAAATCTCCACTTCTCGTTACTCCTGTAGTTACATAAGAACTTCCATCATATAGTGTGGCACTTGAACCATTTACATACCATTTAAACAAATTACTTGAGTTCCTTACTGCTAATATATGATGCCATTGATTAGCGACTATACTTGTATTGGATTGAGTATTAACATTAGCTATTTTCCACCTTGATGCAGATGGATGCAGTATAAACGCATCTTGGTCTCCTGATTGTTTACCAAGAGTATATTCATCTCCAGAAGAATTATGTTTAACCCAAAGTGATACAGTAAATGCACCACTAAAAACAAATTCATCTTCAAACTTTAAATAATCATTAGAACCATCGAAATTGAAAGAAAAGTCGTTGGGGAAACCAGTTAGTGGCTGACCTGATAACAGGTTGCCAAGACCGAGTCCCATGCCTAAACGCATATTAGTACAATAAAGTTATTTGTCCTGCAGTTAAAGCAGCACTAGATGAATTGGTAATATTTATGATTGCAAAAGGGTAAGTAAGTCCTTCCTTCAGATCCATAGTAACTGAGGCAGAATCACCTTGAAAGGTAACTTCGTATGTTGCATCTTCATTACAATGTATGGCCCTGGTTACATCAAAAGCGTTTGTATCAGCAGCTCTCTCTGTTGCAGTTACTGCAGGGGAAGCACTTCTTTGAACTGAAAAGTCTCTGTAAGTATTTGTGTTTGCCATGATTTCTCCTTTGGTTTATGGAAGGTTCTAAGGTACTGGCGATACCGTGAGTGAACCATAATTTTATAGAATTTAAGAAGAAAGAAGGGTATGGTTCAAGAGGGAGGGTGGGATTATGTTACTTTTTTAGCCTTGCTTCTCTTTCTCTTATTCTACGCTGTTTAACATATTTATCATATTCTCTTTCTAACTGTCTTAATTCTCTTTTTAGTTCTGGAGTATTTAATGTGTTACTAACTTTTTTCTGTCTCAGTAAATTCAATCTATCAAAATCTAAATCTGGTTTTTGTTCATACAACTCTTTTCTTAAAAATAACTTACCAACAACTGGTATATCAGCTTTAGATTCTATTTCTTTGTTTGTGTATTGTAAAATATCATTAATATTTTTTGTCATGCCACCAGTTGATGTATTTAAAAATGCTTCTATTCTTACAGGGGAGGCATATTCATAAGCACCTACATTATCATAAATAGCTCTACTTAATGCTTTTGCCATTGGCATTGTATAATCATTATATCTGTCAGGTATTTCTTTTCTCTGCATTGACATTGTTTCTAATGGCGCACCATACCAAGTCTTATTAGAAGCTACCAACATAAAGGGTTTTATTAATGATAAATCAGTAACTGGATTACCAGGATTTAACTGTTTTATCATTAGTTTTAAAGCCTCATCTGTAGCTTTTGGATCTATTTCATACCTTTCATCAAAGTAAGCCATTGGTAATCCACCGAATAAAGTACCAAGCTCATGTGGTAAAGGTAAGGTTATAATATCATCACTATCGCTAAAATCTGATTTATCAATATAAATATGTGAATATTTTAACTCTGATGGTAGTTTTTTAAACCATTCTTTGTCTTTGTTTTGATACCAACTGTATAAAGCAGGAACTGTAATTGCTGATATACCTCTTACTAATAATTTCACTGGATTATTTTTGGCTTCTTTATAAAGTTTTTCACCTCCTCTAATAATTGGATTAAAAAATGGAATCATTTGATTTAAATATTGAGATATATAACCCATCTTACTAAAATTTATAGTAACCTCTTGAGCATCTTTAAAAGCAGCTAAATAAGCAGAATCAGAATCTTTACCATGTATTTTTTCATAGGCTTTAGTCCTAGACTGCATTTCTGCTATTCTTGGCGCAAGCTCTGGTATTTCAAATATTTTTCTTATAGCCTCTATTGGATGTAAAGCTATATTCTTTACATTACCTTTAACACCTCCTTGAGCTTGTGCTAAAACATCTGCTGTAATTCTACGATAGCCAGTAGTTCTATCTTGTCCCATTAAAGTAGTTAAGTTCCCACCCATTGCTTTAAAAGACCTAGATGCTTCTTTAGCAGATTTTGTTCCTAAACCTAAATCTGCAGCTAAACCAATTAATGGAGCAGCAGGATTAGGAACTTTATTTTTACTAAATACTGAATATGTTACTAAGTCACGAAATGGATTTGTAATATAACTAAATGCAGCATTTAAACCTACAGCTCCTAATTTCAATACTCTTGTTGGCTTACCTAACATAAAATCAATTACAGGGTTTAATTGTAATTGATCTAGTCCTTTTAACATTTTGTATAATCTTGGATCTACTTCATAAAATTTTACAGACTCACCTTCATATATTGGAATAATATTATCTTTACCACTATACTGTTTACTTGCAATAAAGGTTGTAATCATATCTGGCATCATTGAAGCATCTTCTTCAAATAATCTAAATATACCAAAACCACTTTTCTCTAATTCTTTTTGAAGAGCTTTTGTACTCATTGTCTGAGTTTTTATCGGTGGAGGGACTTCCTCTATTAATCCACCTGGTAATATGTTGCGATCTGCTAAGTCTGCTAAAGCTAGTGCTACTCTTGTTTTGTCTCCTGCAGAATATATGTTTTCTACATATCTGACCATACTTTCAATAGGATTTAATATTTGCCTACCACTACCTTTTAATTTTTTAATAGGCTTACCACCACTAACTTGTTTTGCTTGAGATTTAAATCTTGGTTCTTGTGTAAAAAATCTATATAAAGGAATATATATTGGATTCAATTCTTTAATTTTATTTCTAGTTTCAGGACTCATACCTCTTGAATCTACATAGTATTCTAAAACTCTATCAGCAAAAGCACTTAAATTATCACTAGCTTCTCTGAATTTTTTACTATCAAACTTATCAAATACAAATTGTGCATCTGAAATTTCTATACCTGCATCAATATCTGGTCTTGATAAGGCTCTCCTAGCATAAGCATAAGCTAAAAAATCTTGTAATTCTTTTTTATTTTTAGAAACTGGTTTTAATACTTTTACTAAACCATCACCTGTAATTCTACCAACATAATCTATAGTATGCTCTCTAATAGCATATTCTGCTTTACTACGAGCTTTACCCTTAAAGACTCTCATAAGTTGTAACGGATCTTCAGCAGGGTCTAATCCTTTAATGCCTTCTCTTTTATAAACATCCTCTAAAAAAGCTAAATCATCTATAAAATTCTCTCTAAATCGTAAACTAATATCTTTTGCTCTTTCTATTAAAGGTTGTTCAGGAGGTCTGCCTTCAAAATTAATTTGAGACTTTACTCTATCTACCGAACCTTGCTTATTATAGCGAGTCATTAAGTCTTTTAGCTTTAATATATTATTATATATTTCTTTATTTTGTTTTGCAAAATCATTTGTAAACCAATCATAAAAATTAGGTGCAAGTTCTTGAGCTTTACCTGTGCTAACAAAATGACGAATAAATTCAGCAAAACCCTCACTTGTTCTTAATTTTGTCTGATCATAATCTAATCTACCAAGTTCTTGTTGCCACGGTTTAAAATGAGGTCTTTGTTTAGGCTGTGTTCCCCATATTTTATTATCTATAAAATGTGCTATCTCATGCGATAAAACATATATATCATCTGTAACTTTTGATCTAACTGTTTTTTTATCTGGTCTAAAAAAACCTGCTACACCTTTCATTCTATTTGTTGCTTTACCTCTAATAGTAGCTTTAAAAGCATTTCTCATAAACTGAGTAATATCAGCTCTGCTTATTTTCTCTATACCTTCTACTCTTTCTTTAGCAGCCTTAGTCTCACTAAAGTGTTGATTTCTTTCTATTGCATCTATGTTAGCTTGCCTTAAAGAGCTACCATCAACTTGATTTAAATCAGATTCAAATGGTATTTCAGGAGCTTCAAATTTTGGGTCTATTTCTTTTATTAACTTACTTAATCTTAATATTGCTTTTTGGTCTTGTAATAACTGCGTATTTGTTCTACCCTCTTGAAATAACCTTTTATAAGTGCTATTAAAATTTTCTACTAACGAATTAAGTTCTTGAGTTTCAGAAACTTTAAATTCTGGTTCTTTTAACAATCCTCTTACAGTTTGTTTTCTTTCACCAAATCTTTCCACACCAATAACTTGATCTGTTTTAGGTATTTTAAATACTTCTTTAACCTGACCCCACCACGGTCTATCAACCATTTTTGTTACTTTTTCAGCAGGTATTTCTATTGATATTCCATCTCTAATAGCCTTTCTATACTGTGGCCCTTTAAGATTTAAATCTAATAATAAATCTTTTTCAGATTTACTAATTACATCTTTGTCACTACCTCTTAAAATTGATTTAACCTTATTAGCATCCATGTAAACAGTTTTAGGCATTTTATATTCTTTAATAAACTGCTTAGTAACAAACTCGGATGCTTTCTTGAACTGCTGTCTAGCTTTAGGAGTAATCTTACCAACGACCATTCCTTTTCCAATAAAATCTAATATTTCTACTACTTCTCTTGAAGTCCTTGTAGCATCTTCAGGTAATAGATCTGCAATATTTTTACCACCACCAAATTCATACTTACCTTCCGTTACACCAGATATAATAGCGTTTTCTGCTTCATCAAGTGCCATAAAAGTTGCAACTCCCAAACCTGTTGTTATTGGATTAGTAGATAGTCCTGCAGCCACAGCGCCAGTAAAGGCTAGTTCTGCAGATTCCATTACTGTAGGTTCTGGTCTAATACCTGTAATTTTTGGATCACGAATTAATTTATTATAATCTTTAGAAACCTCCTGAAGTGATTTACCAGTATCTTTACTTATTTGATAAATCATTTGACTCTTAACATTAGTAGTTAAATCATCTTCAAACATTCCTCTTATAAATGATTTAAACTTTTGACCAAAAGTAGGTTCTGGAGCTACTCTTAATCCAGGTTCAACTTTATCTGGTTTTTCTTTTTTTGGCTCTTCAACCTTTGTTTTAACAGTATCAACTTTTATATCAGAATCATCTTCTAATACAAATCCTTTTGGTAAAGGAGGTATTTCAGATTCTAATACAAAACCTTTTGGTAAGGGAGGTATTACTTGATTGGTTGCCATTTACCATCTTTCAATATTAGTCTTTCACCAGTAGTTGGATTTACAATAGTTAAACCCTCTTGCCCCATTGGTGCAGGTTGAACGCTAGTAGACTCAGGAACAACTTGTTGTTCTTGTTTTTGTAATTGTTTTAGTAGCTCTACTTCTGGTTGTCCATCATATTTTTCCATATAACCTTCAATAGAAATACCCTCTTCAGTTGCATTTCTAATCACTTCTTTTTGAGCTAATTCAAGTTGTTTTTCTTCTACTGTTTTTGCTTTTTTAGTTTTAGAAAGTTGTTCTTCTTTAGTAACTACAGGGTCTTTTAACAATGATTTATCGACAAGTTGTTTTGTAACTTCACCTGTACGGCTAGTTTTTGTCAATAAAATTTGATTCGAAAAAGGAGATTCTACTGGGTCTGTAATTTGTTTAACAACAGGTTTACCATCTATATACTGCAATGTACTATAACCACTAGTTACACCTCCTATTACTTCTGGAGCAGATGCTCCAGTTATCTTAAAACCTAAGTTAGGAGACTTAGCATTTAAGTGAGTAACAACTTCATCTTTATTCTTTAATGTACCCATTAACATCATAGATTGAGCATCTCTCAATATTTTTCTATCCTCATCACTTACATCAATATAATTAATAGATTGAGAAAAGTCTTTACGAAACTCTTTAAATGCTTCTTGTTGATTTAATCTATCTTGTAAACTTCTCTCTGCGCCTTCTTGCAATCCTTTTATTGCACCTTGAGCGAATCCACCTGCAAAGGCTTGTGCTGCTGTTGGTCTTTTCTTTGTTTTAAATTTAAAAGCCATTATTTACTCCTAAAAACTATCATATATTACTGGACTTGAACCTATTGTCGTAGTGGATTGAGGTTGTCTTGTAAATGCACCTGTCAATGCTCCACCAATCGCTCCACCTACTGGCCCACCAACTGCAGTCCCGATCGCTGTACCTGCAGCACCTAAGATACTTTCCCACCATTCTGGTTGTTGGTCTAGCCTTGCTTGTGTTCTTGCTCTTTCAGTTTCTAACTGAGCTATACCTAACTCTTGACTCATTCTTGCTCTTTCCATTGCATCACTAATTCTTTGCTGTTGCTGTTGTAGTTGAGCCATCGTAGTAGCTTGTTGTAAACCAAGTCTTGGTACTTGCTGTAATTGTTTTGCAGTTTGCGCTTCTATACCTGTAAGCCTATCTAATAAACTTCTTTCTGCTCTTTCTTGAACACCAGGAGCAAGAGCTTCTAATGCCTGAGCTTCTCCTCCTGCACCTAGAATACTACGCTCTAATTGACTCATAAGTTGTCCTGTTTGTCTAGCACCAACTCTTTCAGCCATTTGTCTTTGCGCTCTAGCAGACCTTTGAATAAGTTGTTCAAGTTCTCCAAGTTGTTCTTGTGCTTCACCTCTTGTTTCTTCAAGCTCTTTAGCTCTTTCTTCTTCTGTAGAAATAGCTCTTGCTGCAGCTTCTGCTTGAGATAAAGTTTCATATGTCTTACCATCAGCAGTAGTATATAATCCAGTAGCAGGGTCTCTTGTTACACCTTCAGTAGGTGTACCAAGTAATAACTGTCTTAATTGATTTTTAAAAGTAGGTACTAAAGATCTTTTAATTGCACTATCTGAACTTTCATATTCAGCTATAAGTTGTCGTAATTGTTGTTCATCCATTTTACAAATCCTTTGCTTTCTTTATTTCAGAGAAATGCCACTCTTCATTTAGCTTTACAGCTAAGTAGAACTTACCATCTTTTGTGCATATTCCCATATCAGTATCTTTCCCTTCTCTGGGACTAAAAAAACCTTGCTTAAGGTTAAATATTTTATCTTGCTTACCATCTGTAAGTGTTTCAATCGTTTCTGACATTATGGATTACCTCCTTCTATATCGTAATCTATATCTATGCCATCTATTCTTGTATCACTTGCAACACCCGATATTTCTATTTCTATTGACTTACCAAGCTCATTGATAACAAAAGAATCAGTTGTTAAGGTTGCATTATCAGCAATCGTCTGAGTAAATGACTCAGTAGTGTTGCCATCTATATACGCTTTTACTGTTAATTGACTAGCACCACCACTACCTAAGTAAGTAATGTGTAGTTTTGTAAAGCGTTTAAATTGATCAGGTAATCCAAAATCAAATCTTTTTGTTTTTAATTTTACTGTACTTGTAGCATCATTTGATGTGCTTACAAATAAATTCTCGACCTTTTCAGAAGTAGTATCGAATGTTTGTACTTCATGGTCATCAGACATAACAAACTGACTTTGAAAAGTACCTGAATGCCCATCAAACTTAGACCAAGACTGAGTATCAAAATTATACGCATACATTGTCGCTGTAGAATCATAGTTTACAATCAGTGTATTAATATTAGAATGATACCCTAAAGATAAACCACCAGAGTTTGGCTGTAGATCCAATCCTTGATAAGTATCTCTAATTAATAAGGACAGTTCAGATACTTCTAATCCTCTAAGTAGGCTTACCTGCTTATTATCTGCAAAACAAATACCAAAAGGTGTATCTGTTACTGCGTGTTTATGTAAACATCCAGTACCTGCTATATGTCTTTCTAAAATAAAATTAACGGATTGTGCGCTTTGTATTCTGTAGATGTATATGTTTCTTGTTTTAAATACATATAATCTATTTTGAAATGAATGTAACGCAGTTATTTCATCACCATCATTCTTACCAACATCCAAAAACTTTGTTCCAACCACGGCTTCATCGAGCTTAAAGTTATCAGTAAAGACAATGCGATTTCTTTCACGAATTGTTTGATCATTCTCATCTTTAAAATCTATATTCCCATAAAATGCTTTGTTACCTACTACTGTTGCTGTATTCCACTTTATTGGCTTTAGTCTTGTTTCTGCAGCCCTACCTGTAAGTGAATTATAGGTTGCGAGCTTCAATCCATCATTAGGAAGATACCAAGTTGCTAGTTTATCTGTTGAAACTGAACATACAAATCCACTAATATGATTCCAATGATAATCACTTGCTAGATCAGTATAGGTCTGACCTACCCAATTACCCCAATTTACAGTACTTGCTGAAGTACCTGTGGTTAGTGTTGTTGTAGATAGTGATTTAATATTTGCAATATATGTTATTGTTCTTGCTAATCCTTCTGCAAAATTAGCCATGCTAGTAACATCTGCTATATCATGCATTACAATAATCGCTTTATCTGGTGCTGCACTTGAAGCACCTGAACTCCAATTTGATGCACCAATTAAAGTAGTTGCAGAATGATTACTATGAGTAGAATCTAATTCTTGCGTATCGTTTGTCGTTGCACCATATGGTTCTAAACATGGTATCCAATATCCAGAATTAGAAGTAACGGTAATACCTTTGCGAATTACACTTGTAGTTGTAGAATCTTTAGCTCTAGGATCATCTGAAAACGCATCTTGTATATCGTAAGTAGCTACTAAATAAAAATCTACATCATCTTCAGGTTGCCAATATAAATTAATACCTGTAATTCTTTCGTTCCAACTTGCAAGTGAAGTTCCTGTAAATGGCACTAATTGTATGCCTGGACATCTAGCTCCTGAAGATAATGGAGCATTTTGAGCGAATACTCCTATATCTCCATTTGCATCTCTTGCTAGTTCACTTTCTTGAACATAGTCATATAAAAATGTAACTGTATATTTATCTTTATCAGAAAAAGTTCCTGCAGTAGTATCAGGAATAAGTTTAGTATCTACTAAGTCTCCATTCAGTGTAGTTTCATCTGGATAATATACAAAGATACCTACCTCATTTACTGCATTTATATCATTATTCTGATCAAATGCGTACTTCATTGGTACTACAACAGGAGGAGTAAGTTCTGTATCTTTTAAAAACCAGTTATTGACTGCAGCAGACATTGGAGGTGTTCTCCAACGATAGTGAGATAAAGTTAATCCTTGACCAAATGTATCTCTTTTAATATATCCATACCACTTAGGGTCGTTCAAAAAAGCACCATCACTGATTCTTAGTATCTGATTATGTACTAAAAGGTCGTGGCATGGAAACTCTTTAATACTAACATCATCTATTTTAAATGTAACTGTTTGACCTCCATCTGCAGCTTGAGCAAAAAATCCAATACCACCATTACTTTCTTTTGGTGAAAAATACACTGTGTGAGTTGTTATACCATAATCTGCTCTTGCTACATAAGTTTCCGTTAGTGCTGAATTTTTAATCTCAATACCTGCTTTACCAGGAGAACCTGCTGCATCTATAGTAAATTGTAGTCTATATATTTTGTTTTTCTCAAGACTAGAAACCATGTTAGCATTAGTTTGAGTTAATGCTCCAGTTCCTGATCCAGTAGTATATAATGCTTGAGTATCACTTTCTCCTACGATTCTACTCCAACCAGTACCAAACCCCCAATCACTTGCATCAAATGAAGCAGGATTTGTTATTTTTTCACTACCAAAAGTAGAATAAGTATTTATCGCAGTCCAAGAGCCAGAAGTTCCATCTGCAACATCTGCTCTATATACTTTATCAGCGTTAGCAAGTATCCACCATTCTGTACTTACATCGTTACTGC